GATCGTCAACCGGCGCATCGAAGGGCTGGACCCGCAGCGCCGCTGGCGCAACTGCGATGCCTTCGACCTCGCTCTCAACCGGGCTCAGTGACATGCGCGAAGAGGCGCTCCGCGCGACCGACACCGAACAGCGCAACGTCCGATGCCAGCGACACGCTCGCCTGCCCGCCGCGGGTCTTCACCGTGCTCAGGTCGTCGAACTCCACGTCGTCGGCCACCGCGAGCTTGCTCGGGATGACGAGGAACGAGTCGTCCTTCTTCTGAAGGCCGCCCGACATGTTCAGGTGAACGAGTTGCTTCTGGAGGCTCATGCCGACCTCGTATCAAAACACACGCTGCTCAGGGAGACGCTGATGCCGCCTGCGGCCCCGTTGTAGGTGACGACCCCGCCCGCGGTGACGACGATGCTGCTGAACCCGCCCGTCGTCCACACGGGGAACACGAGGCTTTTCGCGGGGCGAAAGCCCTGCGGGAGCGTAGCGATGGTCGTCAACGCGCCCGCCGTGCGGGACACGACACCTTCGAGGCGCACGCGTCCCCACGGGTCTCTCCGAAAGCTGCCCAGCTCGTAGGGCGACCCCGTGTGTCCCCACGTCGAGCCGAACGTCAACTCCGACCAGTCGTCCTGTCGGACGTAGGGCTCCAGGAACTTGAGCACCGCGCGCAGCGGTACGAAAAGGGAGTCGAACGCGCGCTGGATACTCGAATCGCCCGCGCGCGGCTGCGACGGCTCGGGGAGCGGCGGTCGTCGGTTGTCGCGAGCGACCATGGGTCACCAGAAGGGGTCGAGGTCGGTCAGCGTCACATCGACGACCCGCTTGGGCGTCGCCATGTCCCGTGCTTCCTTCGCGTCGCGGATCTCCCGCTCGATGCGCTCACGCTCGGCCACGAGCGCGGTGACCGAGGACTCTTCCTTGAGCAGCGCCTGAATCGCCGCATCGATGACGATGAACTTCTCCCACCCGTTCGGGTACGTCACCGAATCGCTGCCGCCCACCAGCACCGTCGCCTCGGGAGCGTAGAGGATGCTGCCCGTGAGCCCTGCGGCGGGGACCGGGTACAGGCGCAGATTGCTGCCGACGATCGCGTACCGGGGAAGCGCCTCGGGGCGCAGCTCGCGGAACACGTTGCGCTCGGGCCGCTCGTAGCGGGTCAGCGAGCGCATGATGCCGTGGTACTCCAGGTCCACGCCGAACAGCTTGTAGAAGCCGCTCGGCAGCGGGTAATCCGACGACGAAGAAGTCGTGAACGCGCTGGTGGAGGAGATGTACTCCTCGCCCAGTGCGTCCACGAGCATCCCGTGGAGACGCTGGTGCGCCTCGTTGATCCACGCATCCAGCCCCGTCGCCGCGTCCGCGACGAAGCTGGAGCCAACCATGTCCGCACGCTCTCTCACGCGAGTGCGGAGCGTCGTGAGCGTGACGGTCGTCATGTGTGGAGTCCTCGGTCAGCGTTAGAACATCGCGGGCTTCTGCGCCGAGTCCATCAGATCGATCTCCAGCAGGAGAATGTCTGAGGTCGTGAGGTCGCGTCGCGCGGGGGCGACGCCCGTGGTCGAGCCGAACACCTCGATGGTGATCGTCCCCGATGCCGCGACAGCTTCTGCGGAGGGGAAAACATGCGAGAGCGTGGTCCCCGCGCTGTTGATCACCGTCCCGCGGACGCCGACCAGACCCGAGAACTTGCGGGGGAGGTTCACGGTGTACTTGCCCGTGCTGACCCACGCGATGCTCGACGCGCCCTTGACGGACGTGAGGCTCGCGTTCGCCGCACCCGTCCCGCGCGCAAACAGCTTCACGAGCGACGGGACGTTGTGCTGCATCTCTTCGAACTGCTGCTTGATCGTCATGTGAAGCTCCTGTGAAGAGGAAATGAGGGCGCGGCCTACCGCACCGCGCCCTCAGGGACCGATTACGTCGGGAGCGTCACGACCATGTTGGCCGAGGGCTTGTGGCAGAACACGTTGCCGTAGGTCGCCATGCGGCCCTCGAAGCGGTCAGCCTGGTACTCGCGAGCCATGCCGCCGTCGCCACCCGCGTCGCCCTTGTTGACGAGATCCCCGAGGTGGCGGAACTCCCAGGTGTCGAGCTGGAGCAGGCGCGCGTAGCCGACAGGCGCGTTGCGATCCGCGTACACCTTGACGGGGCCCTTGGGGCCGTGCAGGCGGATCGACTCGAAGCCGATGTCGCCCACCGTGTCGTACTTGCTGTCCACGCGCGAGCCGAGGGCCAGCTTCAGGTCCTTCTCGTTCGTGAAGCTGGTGAAGATGTGCGACGGGTCACCGCCCTCACGCGCCAGCGCGGCGAGAGCGACGATGTAGCCCTCCTCCGAGTTGTAGGCCGAGATGTCGAGGCGCTGACCGGCGAGGCGCGTCACGTCCACCGAGCGGTCGGTGCCGAAGAACGAGTCGCCGCCCGTGGGCGCGGTGATGGGGTTCCACGCGTCCATGCCCGCGATCTTCAGGCAGGTCGAGATGCCGGCGATGGCGGCGACGGTGCGATCGCCCTTGATGAAGAGCCAGTCGCCCGTGGCCGCGGTGTCGGTGTTCGCGTTCACCGTGAAGGTGCCCGCCGAGCGGTTGACCGCGGTGACGTAGCAGCCCGTGCCCGAGTTGCGGAGAATGGCGGTCTTCGTCGAGCCCGTCGAGACGACGAGTTCCATGCCGACCTCGATCTGCGTGATCGCGTCGCCCACGGTGAACGTGGTGCCCGAGACGTTGGTGAGCTGGCCGAGGGTGCCCGAGCCGTCGCCATAGATGTCGCGACCAAAATCGTTCTTCAGGGTCTGGAGCGTGCCATCGACGAGCTGGGTCAGCGCCTTCACGAACGAGCCCCGGTCACCCTTCGCCGCGAGGAGCAGCTCCTGGGTGATGGAGTACGTCGCGTAGTTCGGGACGCGCGTCACCGTGAAGTTCACGTCAAGGTTCTTGCCGATGTCGCCCGCGATGCCGACCGTGCGACCGTTGATGTTCGCGCGGCTCTGCGCGGTGTCGAACGAGGCGCTGCGCGCCAGCGAGTTGCCGTAGGTGATGGGGAAGATGACCGAGCGGCCATCGAAGCCGCCGTTCTTCGGCATCAGCGCGAAGAGCGGGTTGTCCTTGTACACCGCGTTCTGAAGCTCGCGGGACGAGTAGACGTACTTGAGGATCTTGTCAGCGGTGGTAAGCGTAGCAGCCATGGTGAGTCACCTTGAGGCGACTCACGATGGAGTCGCCGGTTACGCGAGGTCTTCGTCGCGTCCTTCGCGGATCGCGGCGAGGATTTCCTCACGGGATTTCGGAACGGGTCGCACCGCGGCGGGTGCCGTGGTGTTGGAGTTGGTCAGCGTCCGGGGCGACACCGTTCCGGCAGAGGGCGACTCTGGTGCTCTCTGAGGTGGGACAGGAGCAGAAGACGCGGAAGGAGTCAAGCCCTGATTCACCTTGCTCCACCGCTCGGCCTGCTTCTGTAGGTCCGCCTCGTACATCTCCGCGGCCAGCTTCACCGACTCCTCGAAGGTCGCGCCGGGGAGCGAGCCCGCCTGCTGGTAGTAGTTGATCAGCACCCGCTCGACGCCCTCGTAGTCCCCGAGCCCGTTGATGTACCGGAACTTCGGGTCGTCCTTCAGCGCGCTCTGCATCTGCTGGAGGGTCTGCTGCCGGGTGACCTGCATCTTCTCCGCTTCGCGCTCGGCTCGCAGGCGCTCGACCTCCTGCTTGAGCGTCTCGACCACCGGATCGCTCGACTTCGGGGCCTCTTCCTTCACCACGGGCTCCGCGCCGACCAGCTTCTGCGTGTACTGCGCGTGCGAGAAGCCGAGCGCCGACAGCGCGCCCACGGGGTCGCCCGAGGTCACGGCGCGCGAAAGCTGCATGAGCTGCTGCGGAGTGAGCCCCTTCGCCACCTCGGCGTAGGGCTTGACCGCTTCCTGCATCCGGCGAAGTTCCGCCTTCTCCTGCGCGATCTTCAGGAGCGCCGGGGGCTCGTTGGCGGGGGGCGGGGGAGCCGCGGGCGCGGGCTCGGCGGGCTTCGCCGCCGCGGGGGCGGGCGCGGGGGGCGTCTCGACGATGCCGTCCTCCTGAAACGCCTTCAGCAGCACGTCGGGGCTGATCTGCGACGGGGAAAGGTACTCGGCGGGGGCTTCGGTCTTCTCAGTGTCGGCCACAGTTTCTCCTGGGTGTGGGTGTTACCCGCCGACGATCGGCGGAACGGTCGGGATGATGGGGGGAGGCACGTTGAGCGTGTTGGTGATGCTCGGACCGCCTCCCGGCATCGGGGGCGGGGCCACGCTCGGGCCACCGGGCATCGGGGGCGCGCCGGCACCCGGCATCGCGCCCGGAGGCGCGGGAGGGGGCATCGTGAGCGCGACCTTCTGCTTGGTGGCGTTGTCGATGAGGTTGCGAAGCAGCGTCAGCCGCTCCTCCTCGCAGTCGGTGTGTCTCGCGAAGAGGTACGCGGCGGTCGCCCGCTCGATGATGAGGTCGAGGTTCTGGTAGGGCTCCAGCGGCTTCAGCTCGGGCTCGTCGTCGTCGAGGATTGCGCTGATGGTCGCGTCCGCGTCGTCGAGCGCGGCGTTCGCGAGATTCGTCTCCGCTTCGAAATCCTGGTAGTCGAGCAGACGCTGCGCGACGGTCTTCGAGAGCATGCCGTCCGCGACGCGCTCCTTGATGGCCTGGTACTTCGCCGCGGGGGTCTGCGGGAGCGAGGACGCGGGGAACAACTGCATGACGTAATCGTCGCGCTGGAGGTTGACGTTCTCCCAGTCCACCTGAAGCATGTTACGCCGCCCCGGCACCATCACCTTGTAGCCGCTCCACCCGTACTGCTCGGTGATGAGGTCGATGCTCAGCTCGATGAAGTCGCGGAAGAACCGCTCCCAGTCCTGATGCTGCGGCGCGAACCGCTCCGACTCGATGTCGTTGTACTCGCGCAGGGCCACGGCTGCGTCGAGCCCGCTGGGCTTCTTCGCCGCCGCGGACAACTCGCTGATGCCGACCTCCTGAAATGCCTGCTGTCGAAGCTGGAGGACGTAGTTGAACTCCTCCTGCGCGATGGCGTTGCCCGAGTCCACGATGGGCGGCGTGCCGACGTACTGCACGATGTCACCGCCGTCGTTGTTCGTCATGTGGGACGAGACGACCTTCGAGCCGACCTGCACGAAGGTCCGCCCCTTGCCCTTGCGCCGCATCTGCTGGCTGATGGAGCGCACCACGCGATTCAGCTCGACCTGAATCGGCTGCACCGTCTCGATGACGCCCTTCCCCCAAAAGCCTGCCGTGCGCTTCTTGAAGCGGTACACGACGAAGGGGAACTTGCAGACGTTCCACCGCTCTTCGAAGAGGACGCACCCGTCGATGACGATGACGTGCTTGCCGTCCTTCGCCTTCTCGCCGCTGGGCAGGTGCCACGCCTCCCACACCTCGATGGTCGCGTCCGCGACCTCTTCGCTGCCCTTCGGCGTCTCCAGCTTGTTCGCCTTGCCCGACTCCGCGATCGCCTCCGCATGCTCGGGGAACATGCGCGTCAACACCTCGCGCGCGACGTACTTGAGGCGCACCAGTTGCCGAGGCTTGCCGTACTGCCCGTCCATGTCGTCGATGAGGATCTCGTGCGGAAGCACGCGCTCGCACCGCAGCTTCTTGTCCTCGCCGGGGTAGACCTGGAGGAAGCCGGTGCCGAACTCGCACCCGTCCACGAAGACCTGTCGCCCTGCCTCGTGAACGTCCGTCTCGTAGATGTAGCCGCGACACCACTTCTCCAGCGCGCGCCCTTTGCGCTGCATGGCCCAGTCCCCACCGCTGGTGAGGATGCGGACAGCAGGGCGGTTCTTCGTCACCTTCGCGGTGAGCGTGTCCACGCACGACGCGCCGACGTTGAGGCTCATCACCCCCGCGCCCGTGAGAATGTTCTGGACGACCGCCGCGGAGTAGTCGCGCCCGACGATGGTGTCGAAGTCGCAGTTCTCGTACAGGCGCGCGTGGCGCACCATCGTCGCGTGTCGCTCGCCCGAGTCGTTCAGCAGTCGCTCGCCCACATCGACGACCGCCTGCGAGAGTTCATCCTCCCCCAGTTCCCACCAGCGCGGCTGCACGATGCCCGACTTCACGAGCTTCTCGGGCCTCTCCTTGTACGACACCACGCTTCTGTAGTCCTGGGCCATGCCTCACTCCTCGTAGATGTCGGGAGTGGCGTCGATCGCCTTCCCGTAGGTTTCCACCTGCTCGTCGTAGGTGTACCCGTCCTTGCCACGCACTCCGGGCTTGACAATCTTCTTTACTTCCGTCTCGGTGTCAACCGGCTTGACAGCCGCGAGCGGGTCGGGACCGAGGACGATGCCGTCCCACTCCGTCACGCCCAGTCGGCGCATGAGCGCCACCTTCTCTTCAAACGTCTTCGAGTCGATCATTGTAGTCATCCTCCCACCACTCATTCTTCTCGTTGACTCGCGACAGGCGCTCCTCGTCCTCTCGGACGATGCGAGCTTCGAGGGACTCTTCAGG